CCGCTTGAAATGAGTGTTGCAAAGATTATCAGCGGAGATAACTAAAAGCTATGACGAAATACGCATTTGACGATTGGGCGTGCATAGACGATGACTTTGCTTGTCGTGATGACGACTTCGCCTGTATTGATGACGATTGGGCGTGCATAGATGATGACGACGCAGTATGCGACGATGAACGTGACGGACTTACGGAACAAGAAGCCGAAGCATACGAAAAAGAAAAAGCGTGGTATGAACTATTCAAAGAGGTATTGCAGTTCCCGTACAGTTACGGATTATCTTGGGAAATAGTTTCGGCATACAGACAGCCTATAAAATATCAGAATTAGGAGGTGAGAAGTGTGGCAGATGAGAAAACGGCGGAAATACTGAAATTGTATAGCGAGTTAACACCGAATGAAAAGCATTTGGTAGGTGTTTTCGTAAATGCGATGATACTTAGTCGCAATAAAAATGACCGTCAGAGCGGC